CAGATGGGTTTCGTCATCCACGCCTTCATGGCGCCGTTCGTGAAATTCAACGAGACTGCGCGCGATTGGGCCGCCGCCAAGCTGACGCTGGACGCGACGGGCGTCGAGACGCACTTTCGCGAAGTCGTGGTCAAGAAGCTGGGCGAGACGCCGCGCTCGACGAAGGCGGAAGAGCAGATCGATCCGCCGCGGATCGTCGAAACGCGCCTCGCGTCCGGCTATCCCATGAAGTCCGTCCCCGCCGGCGTCATGTTCCTGACCGCCTTCGTCGACGTCCAGGGCGATCGCTTCGAAGTCGTCGTCATCGGCTGGAGCCTCAATCGCGAAAGCTGGCTGATCGATCGCTACTCGATCAAGCAATGGCCGGCATTCGGCACGCATACCGCCTTCGAGGACATCGATCCGGCGATGCGGTTGGACGATTGGGACGTCATCGAAGAGGCGGTGATCGCCTCCAGCTACCCGCTGCAATCGAACCCCCAGCGCAAGGAAGCGGGGATGGACGAACTGTTCATGCCGATCGCAAAGACGGTGGTGAACAACTCGGGCCAGCCGGGCGTGACGAACAACGGCCGCAAATGGTTGTCGAAGCTGCTGACGCGTCAGGAAGGCCGCCTCGTCCAGCCGTATCAGGTGATGCTGATGCAAGGCTCCGACAAGGGCGAGACCTATGGCAAGTCGAAGCTGGTCGAACTGGACGATTTCGGCAAGAAATGGCTCCCTGTCTACGAGCGCTACCCCAACGTCAGCGAGGTCAAGAAGATCATCGCGGCGCGCATGAAGATCGAGGAACCGGGGCCGGGCCGCATGCACATCCCCGTGCTCCCGCCTGTCGACAGCAATATCGATCGCCGCGCCTTCCAGAAGATGATGACGCTCTACGTCTACGAACTGACGGCCGAGCGCTACACGAACGGGGAATGGGTGAAGCACCGCGTCCGGAACGAGACGTGGGACGGCTATGTCGCTTGCGAGGTTGCGCGCGAGGCGCTGAAGGCCGACAATCCGAAGCATTGGGAAGGCCAGCTTCCCGAATGGGCGACGCCTAAAGCACGGGGACAGGGACTTGGCGATGTGTTACGAGCGCCGACAGACGTCTTCGATCGGCTGGCACAGATCAATGCCGACACGAACTAGGGAGCGATCATGCGGCCGTATGCAGACCTAACCGACGAGCAGCTTGTCGCCGAGATCGCCGAGTATCGCGCTGCGATCAAGAAGGCGGCGATCGGCGGTGGCGTGGGCGTCGTCGCCGGCGAGGGGCGCCGGATCGAATACACGGCCGGCAATGTCGGCGAAGCGCGTCGTGAACTGCGCGAACTCTACACCGAAGCGACCGAGCGCGGCTTGCCCGTCGGCGACGGCGGTGGCGCGATCCCCGTGGAGATTGGATGATGGCCGAACTCGATCTCGCGCTCCCTTCGCAGGAAACGCTGGCCGCCAGCATGGGCGGACGCGTCTTCCGGAACATGGAATCGTTCCCCGGCCAGGTCTTCTCCACCCCGCCCCTGATGTCGGCGGCCAAGGAAGGCCGCATGGCGCGCCGCGACATCGTCCGCTCGGCGCGCGATGTCGAGCGCTACAGCGAGCACATTCGGGGCGGCCTCGATCGCAAGGCGGACATGGTTGTCGGGCCGCGGCTGATGGTCCGCGCCACGCCGTCGTTCGACGTGCTTGGCATCACCGATCCCGAAGAACAGACGCGCATCCGCAAGGTATTCGAGCGTGAATTCAAGAATTGGGCCTACGACACCCGCCTTCTGCAAGACGCCGAAGGGCATTACGACTTTGGCGGGCTGGCATGGATGCTCTTTCGCCAGATCTCGGGACCGGACGGTGAGTGCGCCGGCGTAATCCATTACGACGAAGATCGCGCGAAAGCCTACCGCCACCGCTGGGCCACCTTCGTCGAAGTCTACGATCCGGATCGCATCGAGACGCCGAGCAACAAGGTCGACAATCCCAACGTCCGCGACGGTTTCATCTTCGATCGCTGGGGGCGCCGTGTCGGCACCTTCGTCCGCAAGAAGCACCCGTCCGAAACGCTGACGAACCCGTCGGACATGGATTTCGAGATGGTTCCGCGCGAGACCGATACCGGCCGGCCGGTCGGCTTCAACTGGTTCGTGAAGACGCGCGCCGGCCAGATCCGCGGCGTGTCGACGCTGGTGACGATCCTGAAGCAAGCGGGCATGCTCGACAAATTCGACGACGCCTATCTCGGCGCGGCCACGATCAACCAGGTGCTCGCCACATACATCCAATCGGAAGGCTCTACGCGGTCGGTTGCGCAGAACCTCAACGCCCCGCTGCCCGATGCGATTACCGATAGCTGGGGCTTGTTCGAAAAGAAGCTGGGCTACTACAACGGCGTCAAGATGCGCGTCGGCGGCTCGCGCATTCCGGTTATGCCGCCCGGCGATCAGATCAAAATGAGTGCCGTGAACCGCGCCATTCAGGATCCTTCGGTCTTCCGCAACGGCTTCCTGCGCGGTTTCGCTTCGAGCGTCGGCATCAGCTTCGAACAGATCGCGAAGAATTTCTCCGACGCGAACTATTCGGCCGCGCGCGCTGCGTTGCTCGACATCTGGCAGGGCATCATGCGCCTGCGCTTCTGGTTCGGGCAGCATGTCCTGTCGCTGATCTACGGCGCCGTCATTGAAGAGGCGTGGAAGAAGGGTCGGCTGGAATTGCCGGCGGGCGTGCCTGATTTCGACGAGTATCGCGCAGCGTGGACCGCGTGTCTGTGGACCGGCCCCGGCTTCCCGCAGATCGATCCGGAGAAGGAAGCGAAGGCGTCCAAGATGTTGCTCGAGGCGCGCATCGAAAGCCGCGAAGAGATCATCGCCCAGCGCGGCCGCGACATCGAAGACGTGTTCGACGAGATCCAGAACGAACGCGCGATGGCCGAAGAGCGAGATTTCATCCTCGACCCGCTGGCGCCTGGCACACCCGGCGCCGAAGAGGACGAAGGCACGATCGATCCCGACGAGGGCACGAACAAGAACAACAGCCCATCCCAGCCGCAGCAACAGCGCGACGGCGACGGGGATGGCATTGTCGACGAGGACGATACCAACGCCTTCGTCACACTACCGGGAGCATAGACATGGCCTCGCAACACCTACCCTTCGTCATGGGCGAAGTCTTCAACCGCCCGCATCTCGTCAGCGAGGCGCACGCGGCTATGGTTGCCGCCGTCCTGGCTGGGAAGATGGACATCCGATCGCTGTCGACGGAATTCGAAACGATCGACGCGCGCGGGATGGAAGATCTCGCCGAACTCGGCCGGCTGGAAGCGCGCGCGAAGAAATCGAAGATTTCGAGCCATTCGGGCGTCGCGAAGCATCGCGGCGATTGCCTGCCATACGAACTCACCGAAAGCGGAATCGCGGTCCTGCCGGTGCAGGGCACGCTTCGGCGGTCCTGGGGCGTCGGGCCATATTCGGGCGCAACGGGCTATGACGGCCTGTGGACCCAGCTTCTCCATGCGAGCGAGAACGATGCGGTGCGCGCGATCTGGATGCCGCACAATTCGGGCGGCGGCACCGTCGACGGCCTGTTCGACCTCGCCGACGCGATCTATTCGAACAGCGCGCGCTTCGGGGGTAAGCCGATATGGGCGATGGCCGCCGATAGCGCCCTGTCCGCCAGCTACGCGCTCGCCGCGGCCGCGGACAAGGTGTTCGTGCCCCAGCTTGGCATGGTCGGCTCGATCGGCGCTGTTATCATCCACGCCGAAGTCAGCCGCGCGCTCGAGGAAGAGGGCGTCGCCGTGAACATCTTCCGCTCGAAATCGCGCAAGATGCGAGGCAATTCGCTCGAGCCTCTGGATGACGAGATGATCGACAAATTCCAGGCTCTCGTCGACGAGGTTGACGAAGTTTTCGTGGACCGTGTTGCGCGGTATCGCAACATCTCAAAAAAATCGGTTCACGAAACGAACGCGGACGTCTATACGGGCGGTCGAGCCTTGGCCACCGGCTTAGTCAGTGACGTTCTCTCCGAGCCGGAGGCTTGGATGAAACTGGAGCGTAAGATCGCTCGAATGTAAGGGGCCAGGTTGCCATGAAGTTTTCGCTAATGTCCCGCGCCGCCGTCGCCGCACTTGCTGCCGGTAGCGCCGCTGCCGCCGACGACAGCAACGATGCCGACGCCGGTCCCGAGCCGGGCAAAGGTGGCTCGGACGCCTCCCCTCCTTCGAACGATGCGCCTGCCGACACCGGCGCCGACAAGACGTCCGACAAGGGCGATGCCGGCGATGACAAGGGCGCGGACGCCAAGGGCGGCGATGTCCAGCAGGTTGTCGCCGCGAGCGACGTTACCGCGCTGATGTCCGAAGCCGAGGCGAAGGGCTTCGCCGCCGCCAACGCGCGCATGTCGACAGTCATGGCGAGCGAGGAAGGCAAGGCCAACCCGTCGACGGCGGCATTCCTGCTCGCCAACAGCCATGCGAACGCGGAGGCGATCATCGCGCAGATGAAGAGCAATCCGGCCCCGGCGGCGTCCGGTTCCACCGAGCCGATCGCCAACACCAATGTCGATCTCGGCAAGGGCGTCGATCCGAAGGCGCTGGCCGACGAAGGTCCGGACAAGAAGGCTGTCGACGATAGCTGGGATGAAGCGCTGGCCGATCGCGCCGCCGCCAACGCCCCGATCATTCCGGCCGCCCACGCTGGCAACGGCGAGGGCCATGTAACCACCCGTGCGCTTCCGCGCACCGGAAACTGAAGGAGTAGCGCGTCATGCCCGGCGTTCTGAAGACGATGGATTACGATGGCCGCGGTCGCGGTCACTATCGTATCGGTGGCCACACCGGCGAGAACATCACCACCGAAGAAATCGTCATCAAGGCGAATGCCGGCGCGATGAAGGCTGGCACCGTTCTCGGCAAGGTGACGGCAACCGGCCAGTATGCGGGTTTCAATCCCGCGGCCGCCGACGGCACGGGAGACCCCGACGAGGCGGTCATCCTCTACGCCGATGTCGCCAACAGCGCCGCCGTTCAGAAGTCTGTCGCGGATGTCCGCGACCAGGCGGTGAACGGTAACGCCCTCACCTGGCCGAACGCCGCGAACGCCGCCCAAAAGGCTGCGGTCGAAGCGTCGATGGCCGTGCGGAGCCTGATGGTCCGCTACTAACCCTTTGGATGGGCGCGCGGGGCGGGGGCTTCGGCGTCGACAGGAGCGAGTGCAATGGAACTGACCCTCGACATCTTCAAGAACGACGCCTTCAGCGTCACCAGCTTGCAGCGCGTCGTCGACAAATCGCCGTATGTGCCCCAGGCGCTCGGCATGGCTCGGATGTTCGATCCCAAGCCGGTCGAGACCGAGGAAGTGCTTCTCTACGAGAAGGATGGCGGCTTCGCGCTGATCCCGGCAACCGAGCGCGGTTCGCCCTGGGTCCAGCAGATCCGCCGTCAGGGCCGCCTGCGCGCCCTGTCGACCCTCGCGCTGCGCAAGCAGGACACCCTTCGCGCCGGCGAACTGATGGGCGTGGCGAGCACGGCGCTCCCCGAGACGATCCGCCTGCGCAATGCACAGCAGATCACCGTCGAGCGCACCGAGCAACTGAAGACGGATCTCGAGGCCACCAAGGAACTGCACCGTCTCGGCGCGCTCCAGGGCAAGGTTCTCGACGCCGACGGAAGCACCGTTCTGGTCGACTATTTCGCCGAGTATGGCATCTCCACCCCGGCGACGATCAACTTCAACTTCGCGGGCATCGCGGAAGGAGCGCTCGCGCTCTACATCCAAAAGAACATCGCCGATCCGATCATCGATGTGCTGAAGGCGAACGGCCGCTGGACCCCGAATGTCCGCATCGGCGGCCTTGTCGGCGACGAATTCTGGTATTCGCTGATTACCCACGTCGACGTCCGCAAGCGCTGGGAAGCGATCGAGCAGGCCCGCGCCGTGGCGCTGGCGGCCAACCCGCTTCTCAACCTGCCGACTTACGACGAGATCCGTATCGGCAACGTCACCTTCATGCACTACCAGGGCAGCAGCGGTGGCGAGATCGACGTCGCCGTCAACGACGCGCACTTCTTCCCGATCGGGGCGAAGGACGTGTTCAACGTCTATTGGGCGCCGGGTGAAACGCTTCTCGACATCACCCAGCCGGGCCGGCCGGAATATCTCTACATTCAGCCGGACGTGCGCGACCAGATGCCGTCGTTCGTCGACTTCTTCGTCGCGGCATACCCGCTCTATGCCTGTATCTTCCCGCTCGCGCTCCTGAAGGGCACGAAGACCGGGTAATCAGAAGGGAACTGACTGATGTCCTACAAACTCGTCACCGCCATCGCGCTCGGCACCGTCGCCACGTCGATCGGTATCATGCACTTCGATCCCGATCGCGAGGACGAGGATGGCCGTTACCAGCGCCGGATCCTGCCCGACGCCGACGCCGTCAAGGCCGAGAAGAAGGGCTTGGTCGAGATCGAGGGCGATGCGACCGAGGCGGAATTCAAGGCGCAGCAGTCCGGCGTGGCCGTGTCCGCTCGCCCGGCCGAGGTTGGCGCGGAACGCCTTCAGGAGATGGAGGAATCGCCCCGCGGCGATGCGGCCGGCGCTACTCCGGCAACGGCGACGCTTCGCAACTTCCCTGCCGGCCAGGGCCGGATGGACACGCTGGCCGATCCGGATGCGGCGCCGGTCGAGGGCGACGAAACCGTGCCCGGCTCCACCGAACCGAAGGTGCTCCAGCAGAGCATCCCGAAGCTGAAGGTTGCGCTGGCCGACATGACCGATGTCGCCGAACTCCAGCAGCTTCGCGAGGACGAGGAAGCACACCAGAACCGCGATGGCGCCAAGGATGCCATCAACGACCGGCTGGGCGAACTCTCCAACACCTGATCGTCACGAATGCCTACGGGCGGCCCTTTTGCTAGGAGGCCAGATTGTCGGATTGGGATGAAGCGTCGGCAGCGATGGACGAGGGTGTCGACGCGCGCCTCTCGGACACCGTTGCCTATTCGACGGACGAGGGCGCGACTTTCACCAACATCGCGGCCTATGTCCTTCCCTTCGCCGAGGGGCTGGGGCTGAACGAGATCGATCCGGCGTTAGGATCCCGCTGGCGGATCAAGGTGGCCAAGAGCATCGTCGACGAGCCGAAGCGCACGCACCGGCTGAAGCATCACAAGCTGGGCGCCAACACGGTCTGGCGGCCGGCAGGGGATGACCCTGACGAACAGGGCCGTTACTGGATCTTCGACATCCAGAAGGTCGGAGCGTAACGCATGCCTGTCCCCCTGCCACCAGAGACCAGGATCCTCGAGGCGATGAAAGCGATCGCCGAAGCCGAGGATCTGCACCTGATCTTCCAGCTTTCGGACAATCCGCTGACGGTGCGGCACTATCGCCACCGCAATACCGGCAAGACGGAGCGGCCCGGCCTCGCGCTGCGCTACGTCCAGAGCGAAATCGACAACGAGCGCGGCCCGATGCACACATCGAGCGAGCAATGCTGGGCGTTGAACGTCGACATCGTCATCGATCTGCCGCTGTTGGCCGAGCGCGATCACAATGTTCCGGCCGGCGAAGACAATGATGCGACCGGCTGGGATAGGCTTCTCGGCGTCGGGCACTACATGGCTGGCCGCTATTGCCGGATGGACTCGCCGCTGCGCCAGATCGTCGACGACGTGCTCTATGGCGACGTGGATCCGGACGAGGATTCGCAGCCCGACGAAGGGCGATTGGCCAGCAGCGTAATTGTGCTATACCGCACTCTCTTCGATGACCCACTTACCTTGCTAGGACCGGAAGGAAACGCATCATGAGCGGCAAGATCAAGGTCGAAGCAACCAGCACCGATCGCTCGGACAAGGAAGTCGCCCGCGCGGCCCCTGTCAGCCTTCCCGCTGGCAGCTACGACGTGTCCGAACTGTCGAAAAAGCTGGACGACAGCGCGCTCGCCAAGAACGACGAAAAGCGCGATGCAATGCGCGCCGACATCGTCGACAAGGCGAACGAGACGCCCCGGCCCGATGCCACCCTGGGCGTGCCGCCCGGCTACAAGCGCGAGAAGGTCGAGGACAAGAGCCTCGCCGTCGAGGAAGACCGCGTCGTCTTCGACACCGCCCAGCGCGAGGAAGCCGAAGCCGCGCAGGAAGACTACCAGCCGCCCATCGATCCGGCCAAGGCCGACGATGCGCCCGCGAAGAAGGGGGAATAATCAGTCATGGCCTGGAACCACAAATCTCGCGTCGTAGCGCTTGCGATCGCGATCCAGCCCGTCGCCGGCGTCTTCACCGCGCCCTCGGCGGCCGACATCGTTCCGGTCTCGCCGCCGACGAACTCCGAGGACATCATCTCCACGGAAGATCCCACGGCGACCGGCTCCGTTCACACCGCGCCGCGGATCTATCTCGGCAAGACGGCGACGATCACCGCGACCGCACCGCTGCGCGGGCCGGGCGGTGCCGCTCCCTTCGCCGCGAACGCGTGGCCGCTCGGCCGGGTGCTTCAGGCGGCAGGCTTTGCCGAAGTGCGCAGCCAGGCCGCGATCGCAGGTGTGCTTCAGGCAGGCTCGAGCACGACTGCGCTGACGCTTGCCGCGGCGGCGAGCGCGGTCGACGATTTCTATGTCGGCTTCCCGATCCAGCATGCCGACATCGGCGTCGGCGCGGTGAAGGGCACGTCCCTGATCCAAGACTACAACGGCACGTCGAAGGCGGCGGACATCGCCGAGACCCTTGGCGGCGCTCCCGCGGCTGGCTCGAATTACACGATCCCGCCGTGCGTCGTGTATCAGCTTGGCACACTGTCGACGGCCCCGCCGCTCCTGTCGGTTCGCATCTGGCGCGACAAGAAGCGCTACGACTATCGCGATGTCCGCGTGTCGCAGCTTACCTTCGACATGCCCGTGTCGAACGAGCAGAACCAGGTCTTCCCGTCCGTCGAATTCAGCCTGAAAGGGCTGGTCGAGGCGGTGGCGGATGACGTTTCGCCGGCGCTGACGCCCGAGCAGCTTACGACGATCGCTCCCTACCGGAACGGCAAATTCACGCTGGACCGTGTCGCGCTGGGCCACCAGAGCACGCGCTTCCAATTCGGCGCGGACGTTGCCGGCGCGAGCAATGCGGCCGCGGCGAACGGCCAGGACGGTTACGAGATCATGTCGGCGACGCGCACGCTCGACATGGACATCAATCAGATGGCCGTGGCCGACTTCGACATCGAGACGCGCGTCAACAACCAGACGACGCTGTCGCAGATGTCGGTGTGGGGGCAGGGTGCGGGCAACCGCTTCGGCTTCCTGGCGCCCGCGATCGCGCTCAATCCGCTCAACAACCCCGGCGATCGCAACGGGTTTGTGAACCTCACTGGCAATGCGGCCTTCGTCAATGTAGACAAGTCCGCGACGCTCGCGATCTGGTGGGATTGATCCTGATCCTCCGGTTGGCGGCGTCGTTGCCACCAACCGGAGGATTACATGCGAGACCAACACATCCCCACCACCAAGGCGCCCCTCGCCTTCACCCCGCCTTCACTTCTGCCGATCAACGACGCCGACGATTCGCCGGCGACGCCTACGGGCGACGAGCCGGTCTTCCAGGTCCAGCCCGTCACCGAAGCTGAATTCGACCGGCTGGGCTACGAACTCTTCCGCCACAACATCGTCCCGCCGTCGAACGACACGTTCCGCGCGGCCATGATCGACGAGACTTTCGAGATCTACGGCGAGGAAGCGGGCGAGCCGAAGGCCGATCTTCTCGACAATTACTGGCAGGCCGAAGACGTCCATCGCGAGCAGATGGCCGAATGGCACGAACAGGAGCGTCAACGGCTGGCCGACGAAGCGGCCGGCGCGCCCAAGCGCAAGCCCGCGCCCCTGCCGTCCCGCATGCTCGGCGTGCGCGAACGCAACCGGGCCTTGCTGTTCGCCGAAGAACTGAAGGGCAAGAGCCGCAAGCTGCGCGACATGACCGTCGAGATGCAGACCTATGAGCCGAAACAGCGCGCCGGGATCACCCGTCTCGTTCTTCTCGGCTGGAGCAATCTGTCGACGCCCTTCGTGCGTGAAGACGACATCGTGCCCGAGGCGACCTATGACGCGCTGCGCAGCGAGATCGGCAAGACGGCCATGCGCGAACTCGAGACGTTCTGCATCAGCATGGGCGCGTTGACGGGGACCGAGCGGGGAAACTCCGAATCGCCGCCCGAGACCGAGCCGAGCCAAGAGCCTTCGCCCGAACCGAGCGGCGCATCGGAGAGCAGCGATGGATCTTCGACGTCAGGGGAGGAAACCACCCCCTCGACATCGAATTCCACACCAGCCCCCGAAACCGCATCCGCCGATGGCACCGCCACACCGTCGACCTCTACTTCGCCCTCAACTGGCGAAACCGTGAGCACCGGCGATACCCAGGCGGAAGCCTCGTCGACACCCCCCTCCGGCTGATCCAGGCGCTCGACGTCATCGACGCCTATTTCGATGAACAACACAGGGAATAGATGTCGAGGATCAACTTCACGGTAAAGACGCCGGACGTTCGGGCCATTCGCCAGGACGTCCGGCAGATCGAGCGCGAGAACCATCGCGCGGCGCTCGAGGTTACGGATCTCGCGTCGAAGAAGGCCCAGCGCCACATACAGGCCAAGATGCGCAGCGTCGGGCTGGGGCGGCTGGGGAACGCCGTCGGGCAGACGTCGGCGAAACGCAAGCGGCAGACGGAGGAAGGCCGCAATCCCTACGGCGTGATCTATGCCCGCGGCGGTGACGACAGCCTCGCCGGCGGTGCGCTCGAGGCGTATTCGCAAGGGGCGGTTATCCGGCCGAAGAACGGCGCCTGGTTGGCCGTGCCGACGAAGGCGGCCCCCCGCTTCGTCCGCGTCGGCGGGAAGCGTCGACGGCTGACGCCGGAATTGTGGGCGAAGGCAGGGCTGAACTCGCGCATCGGCAAGCTGCAATTCCGCCAGATCCGGTCGAACCTTGCGCTGTTGGTGGTGAAGAAGGTCTCGCTGTCGGCGAAGACCGGGCGGGCGAAGGCGCTGGGGGCATCGGGCCGGACGCGCACTCGAGCCGTGCCGAAGGGCGATACTGTCGTCTTCGTCCTCATAAAGCAGACACGCCGAGCGAAGCGCTTCGACAAGGATCAGATCATCGCCTTCTACGCGGATCGCATGCCCGATTATCTTCGTCGCACGATCGCAGGGTATAACCGGGCCGGGTAATAGGCTAAGCACAGCGTCGACCACCAGCCGGCGAGCGCATCGGAGGATCCTATGCGCGGAAGCCGCACATTCACGACGTTCATGAACATCGAACCGGGTGCGGGCAACGAACGCGCCCTGTCCCGGTTCGAAGAACAGGCCAACCAGAGCCTTCGTCGGGTTGCGGCAACCGCGCAGAAGGCGGGTGCGCTGACGTCGGGCATGGTCCCCGGCACCGGCTCTCCTGGCCAGATCCAGAATGTCGCCGCGGCCGAACGGGCGCGCGCCACCGCACTCCAGCGCACCGCGCGCGCCGCCCGCGAAG